TAATGAGCCAATGTGACGAAGTCTTTGTCAGCGGTTCTTCCACCGTCGGTTCCATCGGCGTTTACATCCCCGTCCTTGACGAGTCCAAGGCATACGCAGAAGAAGGCTATACCCTCGACCTTATCAAGTCGGGTTGGGCCAAGGGCGCGGGATTCCCCGGAACCAAGATGTCCACAGAACAGCGTAAACTGTTTGAGGACGACGTTGCCGATACCCATGCTTGGTTTATCGGTGACATCATGCGCAAGCGCTCCATGGCCGACATCAAGGACATGCAGGGTCAATGCTGGTCTGGTCGCAAAGCCGCCACCAAGATGCTTGTAACGGGCATTAAGGACACCCTTGACGATCTGCTTATGCACATCGGCGCGGACGTGTACGCCAACCTTGAGCGCCAAGAGCCTTCGGTCGAATCGACCGCTTCCTATGCCGCCGACGTAAGCCCAGAACAGGGCGAAAAGGATGATGGCGTCGCCCCCGTGTCCAAGGGTAAGAAAAAGAAGAAAAAGAAAAAGGACGGAGACAAGGATGAGGAAGTTGAGGATGACGATGAAGAAGCACCCGAAATCCCAGACGAGTCCTGCCCCCCTGTGGACACGGATGACAAGAAGTCTCGTTGACATTAGGCTAAACTCAAGATGACCCTCGAAAAACTGTACACAGACCTCAAGGAAGCGTTCACGGGCAAGACTGCCGAAGTTGAAGCCAAGGCTGGCGAAGTCGCCTCCCTCACCGCAAAGGTCGCAGAAATGACTGCCGCAATTTCCTCCAAGGAAGCCGCTTTCGTCGAACTCGCCGCGCAGGCGAAGGACATGGCCGACAAGTTGGCATCCGCTGAAGCCTTTGCCAAGAAGGCACAGGAAGATGTGGCTCGCATCGCCGCCGCGCAGGAAACCGCAGGCAAGAAGGCCGCAACCATCGTCGCTGACGCTGGCGTCCTCCCTGTGGAAGTCACTCCCGGTGAAGCAACCGCCGCCTCCAAGTCGGACGACGAGATCGTCACCGAATGGTCTGCGATGAAGCAAGGCACCAAGGATAAGCAAGCGTTCTTCGACCGCAATAAGGCTTCCATCCTGCGCGTCCTCAAACTCGCCTAATTTTTCTCACTTCAAACCCTAAAAAATAAACTACTATGGCTAATGCTATCGGAGGCTTAACCCTCCAACTGGTTGCGGAAGAATCCCTCCGAACCCTCGTCCCGGAACTCGTACCCCTCACGGAAATTGCCGTGACGGACTTCGGTTCTTACGTCGCCGAGCGCGGCACCACGGTTCATACCCGTTATGCTGACTCGTTCACCGCTACGACCTTCGACGCCGCCAACGGCTTCGTTCCGGCCAATGCCGTCTCCACGGACGTTCCCGTGACCATCGCCGACCTCAAGTATGTCGATGTCGCCTTCACCGACTACGAAGCCTCCACGCTCTCGCTGGAACGCCTCCGTCGCTTGTTCTTCGCTCCGATCGCCAACGCCGTCCAGAAGTCTCTGTTCGACGAAGTGCTTTCCAAGGTGACCACGGCTAACTTCGCTACCGCCGCTTACTCTGGCGCCAAGGCTTCGTTCAACCGTGTTGCTATCGCTAACGCCGCTACCGAGTTGACCAAGGCTAACCTCCCTCACAAGGGTCGCAAGTTGCTCCTCTCCCCAGACGCTCTGGGTCAGTTGGTGCAGGATGCTTCTGTCGCGCAGACGTTCTCTTACGGTAACAGCGATGTTATCCAGAACAACTCCATCAGCAAGAACCTCCACGGCTTCTCTGTCAGCGAGTACAACGGCTTCCCGACCTCCGGCACCGCTTACACGGAACACCTCAATGGCGTGGCTTCCTGCAAGGAAGGTTTAGTCATCGTGACGCGCGTCCCTGCCGCCCCGACCACGGGTGGTGGCGAACAGATGAATGTGACCGACCCGGATTCGGGCTTCACCTTCGCGCTTCGCTACTGGTACAACTGGCAGACGGGCAAGCACAATATGTCCGCACTCTGGCTCGTTGGTTCGGCTGTCGGTAACCCTGCCGCCCTCCAGCGCATCGCCTTCACCTCGTAATCGAGGTGCGAGTTTAGGGGTCAGCGCATGACCCCGCCGCGCAAATGCAAAGAGGCCCATCCCCTACGGGGGGTGGGCTTCTTCTTTTGTAGACATCGGGCTAAACTCAAATGAGCATCCAGTCTGAATGGGCGGCTGATGCCGCTGAAATCCTCGCTGAAATCCCCAAGGCAGTCACCGTCAAGAACGTGCCTTCCGGCGCGCCCGTGGCTCTCAATGCCCTTATGGGGCCACCCATGGTCATGCAAGATTTGGAGACAGGTGGTTTCGTAGACAGCGCGGCGTTTGACATGAAGTTTAAACGTACTGATGCGGTCGCCAATCCCGGTCTAATCGCCAAAGGTAACATCATTGAGTTTAACACTACCAAGTACCGAATCATGGCCATCAATGACCGACCACCTTCGGCTTGGGTGATCTGTAAGGTTCAGACCCTTGTCCAGTAATGGCGGTTGTCGCAACAGCCCAGCGCGACGTAAGGGTAGACAATGCCGAATTACGCAGGGCTATTGCTGTCTACGCATCGGTCGTAAAGCAAACCCTAGCCAATGTGGTCAAGGAACAGGCGCGCTTAATGTGCCGTGACATGGTGGACTTTACCCCTCCCTTTGAGTCAAAGCCGTCTACAGGCGGTCAGAAGGTAGGCGGAGGCTTTACCCTCAAAGCGCGCAATAAAGGGCGCGCTTCTGCCGAGCGCGACATTCGCAAGATTTTTGCTCCCCTACCCCAAGCCCAAGCAGGTACGGTAGCCAAGTATGGCAACCCTTCTGTTTTTGCCGCATGGATGAACCAGAAGATTGCCCTTCCAGAGCCTCACCAACCCGGTTACATCTTCGACATCGCCAAGCGCGATGGGGTATGGCTTACGTCCACAACCCATTGGGATTACTTTAAACAGGTTGAGAACAGCGCCAAGTCCCGTAAGGCCACATTCTACCTTCAGCCCAACATGGGAGACTTGGATCGCATCCATAGGCGACTGCGCGGCTCACCGCACTACCGAGTTAACGAAAGCAAGACTTCTGAAAAAGTCTACGTCGAGGACTTCAAGATGGTCGCCAGATACGTAAAGAAAGTCCAACAGCGCGTTGGTAAACTCAAGTCTGGCTGGTGGTGGGCAGGTCAGATGCTTGGCAAGATGCGCCAAGCCCAATGGATTACCGAACAGGGTTCCTCTACGGCAATCTGCAACAAGCAACTGACTGGCGATAAGCCGGGAGTCCTTATCGGCAACAGTATTGCCCGTAAGCACTCGCAGTCTTGGCACCTTTTTGCTTTGGCTCGAAACTACCGCCATTTTGCGCTCCGAAACCAAATTATTCAAATCCTTAAGGGTGACAAGAACCGTGGCAGGATTCTTGAGGCGGCAAACAAACTTAAAGGCATCTCCATCTCTACCCAACCATGAGTACCCCATTCTATTCAATCCGTAGCATCTTGGAGTCCAAACTGACTCCCTACATCGCCGCTGGCATCCCCGGCGTCGCCGTCCACAAGGGTATTGCGGATGACGTGCGCGTATTGCCCCAGATCATCGTTTACGCCGAAAACGCTACCGCCGCCGATGCCCTTGGCTCCCACCCCCTTGGTAACTTCCAAATCAGCCTCAAGGTGTACGTCTATTCGTCTGCCGATGACGAGACGCTGGATACCCACCGCGCGCGGGTACAAGAGGTAATGAACCTGCTAAATGATGATGATGCCGTCAAAGACCTTTACACCCCTTCTACTGATGGGGAAATCTACGATTTATGGATTAACTCGGACGACGAAGGCATGAGCCAGCGCCGCTACGGCAACGTCCTTGATTTCACGGTATTTGCCGTACTACCCCCCGCCCCTTGACATTCGGCTAAACTCAAAGAACTACTATGGCTTCTATCGACTACGGCGTGGCGCACTTCTTCGGTTTACGGGGTACCGAAACCTACATGACCGTCCAAAGCGATGGCATTACCAAGTCCTTCGCGCTCGATGTCGAAGTGGCAGACGAGGATGGCCGTGTGATCACCGACCGTCTTGACGACCGCCGGACTGAAATTAGCCTCGATGGTGTCCTGTTGGCAACCGACGTTCTTCCCACAAACGGCACCCAGTTCACCTACAACAGTATCCAGTATATCCTCAAGTCTATCGACGACAAAGGTACCAATAAGGATTTCCGTAAGGTGAGCGTGAAGGGCATCAAGTACGAGCAAATCGCCTAACCCTAACGGGTTCCCGAGTATGGACACTCGGTTTATCAAGGCTACCACAGCCCTGCCTGCGCCCAATAGGGTGTGCGGCAAGGTTTTGCTTCCGTTCTGCCTTCGGCATCGTGTCCTATTGGAGTCCATTGACTCACCGTTCCTAAAGCCGGACGACAGGTCTTTTAGCGCAAAGGATGTAATCTGGGCAATTAAGATCATTAACACCTACGACAAATCTGTAATCCATGAGTCCCTGTCCTTACAGGAACGCATGTGGATGTGGGTGCTTAACAAAAGCCGTTTCAACTTGGCGCGCACCGCAGGGTTCATCCTAGGTCATATCACCAACTCCTGCTCTTACCCCAAACTTTGGAATAAAGAGGATAACAATAAGAAAAGTGAGAACATCCCTTGGACGTTATCCTGTGTTGCCAATAACGTAAGGAATGGTTGCTCGCTTGAAGAATCGTGGACAATGCCGGAAGGTGAAGCCGTGTGGATGTCCATTTCCCATGCTGTCTATAACGGCGCAAAGATTGATGTTCTTTCTACTGATGAGGAAAAAGAACTAGAGAACTTCAACGAGCGCATTGAAGCCCACAAGAAATCCCAACAAAAGAACTAATGGCTGGCACCGATCTAACAGTATACATTGGCGCAGACGCTACGGCTTTTGTAAAGGGCATGGACGAAGCCATCAATACAGCCTCTGGTAGCAAAGGTGGCGGTAAGTTTGCGAATCTTTTGAAGGCAGGCGTCGAGGGAGGCATGTCTGGTCTTATCTCTGGAATTGGTCAAATGTTTGGGCCAGAAGGGCAATTAGTAGCCGCTGGCCTAAACTTAATTATTGAAGGTGTCGGGAAACTTATCGAGAGAGCCAGAGAGTTTCGTAACCTTTCTTACGCTACTGGCTTGCGTACAGGTCAACTGATGGAACTTGAAAACCTTGCCGAAGCAACTGGAGTTTCTTTGCAAACTTTGGCGTCCTCTTTCCATGAGTTTAATAAGCGTATGGCTACCGCGCAAATCCGTGGCGGTGAGTTTAATATGGCGGCGGCTAAACTTGGTCTTAATTTAGATAAACTAAAAGACAGAAGTTTAAACGCAAAAGATGCCATGATTGAATTGGCAAAAGCACATAAAGCAGGCACAGACGCCGCAACATTGGCTTATTACGGTAACTTGCTTTTTGGTTCATCTTTTGAGCAATTACTACCGGCAATTAAGCGAGGAACATCGGAGATGATTGCTTTGTCTGATTTGACAGCAAGAAACACAGATACTTCTACAAGGGCTATGGCCTCCATTGGTGATTATTGGAACCTGTTGTTAAACGGGATGAAGGCTGGTTTATACGAGTTTGTTGGACAGACAATTGAAAGAGCCAGAAATATGTTTGAAGTATTTTCTGTACTTCCCTCAACTCTTGCAGTAACTAAAATGTATGGAGAAGAAGCCGGAGCGCGCGGTCTTAACTCTCAATTAATTGGAAGAACTGATCAGCAGAAACTAGTGATGGCACAACTTGCGGCTCAACGTATGGATAAAAAGAGTGGTGAAAAGTTCCTTCAAGAGTTTGATAAAATCCTTGGAGAAGGTGGGAAAAAGATGAATCCTTTTGGACTGCAATCCGCGCAGGGCGCATCTCAACTACAACAGATGGGTGGTGGTGACATCGTATCGGCCATCGCTTTTACGCCGCTTGAACGTATCGCCAACGCCACCGAGGAAACCGCAAAGAACACCAAGATTAAAGCAGAAGCAAACCTTGGTGCCGAAATCGCAATAAGAACTACTAAATACATTATGGGCTTCTAATTTATGGCACGACTAGATTACGGCAACGACCTTGCCGCACCACAACTCCAGCCGGGATATAACATCAGCGCGGACGGCTTTGGGCTTGTCCAAATCAAGGCTACCTTCCGCTGGGATAAGACCTACTTCCTAACTGGCCCAGCATACAGCGGCACGTTCCAACTTGGTAAGCAGTTTACTATTGCTCCATACCAATACTGCCGGATGTACAAGTGGGATTACGTCGAGGAAAAGAACGGCGTAATTCTAATCACAGCAGAGTATACAGGCATTGACCCAGAGTATAATGTTGAAGGTGGTAGAATTACGCTTCCTCAAATCCAGATGGTAGGATCATCTTCCGCCGAGGACATCAGCCACCATCCTAACTTCATCAGAGTAAACTGCATCAGCAACGGACTGCTAAACGAGTTGGCTGGCCCTCCACCAGCAGGTGGCATTTTTGATGTTGATGGGTTTTCTAATCCTAACCGCGCACTTTGGGCGCCTATCGTTGCCAATCAAGGCGCGCTAAATAATTGTCAGTTTGTAGCCTTCCTCCCTCCTGCAACTGCCGATGAAGGTGACATTAACATTAAGGCTGGCGTAAAATCCTACTATAAGCCACAGTCAACTTTGCGCGTACTTTTTTACGTAAGCGCCGACACCAATGAAGCCGCCGCCGCATTGGCATTAACCAAGGCTTCTTATGTTGGATGGACTACTAATGGATCGCTTTTTAATCTTCCTGCTGAATACAAAAAGTTAGCGGCGGCTACTCAATACCCCGGTAACTTTACATACATAGAAGAGTATGAGGCTAAAATTAACCGTTCATTCCTTATTACTTCTTGCTCCGTTGAAAGGTTTGGCTACATCTACAAAGTAACCGCTGACTTAATGCTTTCTGGTATTGCTGGCTGGGACAAGGACATCTACCCAAAAGTAGGTGGTACGGGCTAATGGGTTCTATCTCTGGATTTAACTCATCGCTTACGGGAGCCTTCTCGGAAGGCGATCCAGTCTCTGCCTCTAAACTTAATAAGTTAGCGTCTGGATTTGAACTTTCCAAAACCCAATTTAGCGACGGACTTCTGTTCCAAGGTGGCCCATCTGGTGTTCCTTACACAACCCAGTATCCAACGCCATTAGCCATCGAGGGCGCGCCAGAACAGTTCCGAGTGAAGATGGACGGCGACAATCTTTACGTTGCCAAAGGGCGCGTCATTTGCCGCACAAGCCCAAATGGTTTTACTGGTGGGTGCTTGCGTGAGTATGATGTAATTCAAGCAGGCGTTTGGCCTTTAGACTCTTTTGTTGACGGAACAGATGCAAACAGTCCTTGGGTAGATGATGGTGGGTATTTTACCCTAACACCCCCCGAGGGTGAGGAGTTAGTACAGTATGGCGTTTACCTTATTCTGAACCAGTACCAGATTGCTGGCGGGACTCTTTCGCCCGGCGTCCCCTATCTGGCCATCATGCCATTGGCTGGGGACGCTTGGACAAAGACAGAGCCTTTTGGAGATGAGTCCGCTTGCGATTTGCAACGCTGGTTCAACCTCTTTGAATACAAAAGTGTGACGGTTGAAATCCAAACTGACCCCTATGAAGTGTCTGGAAACTTTGAAGAATCCCAGCAGAGCAAACTTCAGAACTATAATTGCCAACGCATACCCATCGCGCTGATTTCATGGGATTCGGAAAATAGTGTCTGGGTAACAACCCAGTATGCGATTGGCACACTCACCATCCCCTACAACTTTTTCTATGCTGGGGTTTATCGCTGGGAGAACACAGATGAGTTTACCCCTCCATCTTGGTGGAGTACCCCCTACTACGCAGGGGCACAAGCCGACTGGGAGGGCAACTTCACGGACTGTGCTAAATGGGACGGAACGGGTACACAACCCACGCAGAACATCCCCGTTTAAGGGTTTTGGGTTAGGTTGACATTGGGCTAAATCCAAAGCCCATGGCTACACCGACCTTCAGTTTTACCAAGGGGTCTACCCTCACTATTGCGGGGGTCTACACCCAGTCATCCGAGGAGGCGCCGCCAAACCTAGACGGAATCGACATTTACTGTTCCGTCCGTGATCAGCGCGGGTATGAGTACACCCTAGAGGTTACCAAAGATAGTTCGACCGAGTTTTCCATGTTCTATGCCAACACGCAGGACTGGAATTGGGGTATGGGTTTTATGGACATCCTGTTTGTAGCCAATGGCGTGGCTATCTATTCCGAAACTATCAACGTCGGAATCCTCAATAACGTCACGCGCAACCTATACACCTAATGGCCATTACGCTGACAATCTGCGAGTCGGCAAACATCGCTGTTAATCCTGTTGTACCTGCTACGATTACGATTAACCCGTCTATCCCGTCCATTACGGCTACGGTGACGGTTGGCACCACGACTACTGGCGCGCCGGGTACAAACGCAGAGGTGGTCAACAGCGGAAGTCCTTACGCCGCCGTTCTAGATTTTACTATCCCAGAGGGCATCCAAGGGATTCAAGGAATCCAAGGGATTCAAGGGATCCAAGGCCCAGCGGGGTCGGCTGGCACAGCCGCCACGATTACGGTCGGCACGACGACGACCCTTGCTCCCGGTTCCTCGGCTACCGTAACAAACTCTGGCACGTCTCTTGCGGCGGTCTTTAACTTTGGTATTCCCGCAGGAATCCAAGGAATCCAAGGGATTCAAGGGATTCAAGGCCAGACTGGCAATACTGGGGCCACGGGCGCGGGCGTTGCGGTCGGCGGGACTACAGGGCAAGTCTTGACCAAAGTTAGCGGTACAAATTACGACACAACTTGGACTACTCCTGCGGCCTCGGCTGTTTGGGGTGCTATTACCGGGACGTTGTCCACACAGACCGATCTTCAAACGGCGCTCAATGCTAAACTGTTTTTGTCGGGCGGCGCATTAACTGGCTCAATCACGATGGCGGGAGCGACCATCGACAGCGAAATGTCCTCGGACTTCTTCGGCATCGAACTGTCTAGCAATAACGCCTACTACGCCGAACTTGAATATAATCAACTGACGGTGTCGGCTCCCGGCGGGTGGACTAAAGTAACCCCCGCTGGTATTACCTTCCCAGACCTTTCGACGCAAGGCACCGCTGGCATCCCAGACGCTCCCAGCGACGGCACTCCCTACGTTCGTTTTAACACCGGGTGGGAACAACTCATTATCACTTAACTTAAATGGCTATTAACTTATATTCAAAAGCATCAACCGACTCGCTCCTAGCCGCCAAACTTTCGGACGCACCGATTGACGGCTCGACCTACGGACGCAATAACGGCGCGTGGGCTGTCGTCAGCGGGGGCGGTGGCCTTACCATCAGCACTCTCTCCAATGCGGCGACCGCTACGCTTAACGCTGGCGTCCCGACTGCCGGGCAGGCACTAACCTACGACGGCACCGACCTCATCTGGGCAACCGTCAGCGGGTCGTATCTTCCGCTTGCGGGCGGAACAGTCACGGGGCCAATCATTGTCGATGAGTCTGCGACCTCGGGTTTCACGACCACGTTTAATGGAGACGGCCTTCAAATGGGAGGCGGTCAATACATCTCGCAAGAGGAGTCTGTCGTTAGCGGGTTTAACATTAACCTGCAAGCCAGCGGGACGGTTAACAACATTGGGACTCTATCTTTTGCGGACTCGACCACGCAATCCTCGGCTGGAGTCTCAAGCGACAAGGCTATTGCCAACGCCTTTGCCGCTTCAATGTG